ACTGGCACGTCCCTCTGTCCTGGAGCGCCTGCCTCGCGCTGCGCTCGACGTTCACCCACGAGCTTGAGATCGGCCCGAAGCTCTCCGAGTGGGCGACCACCGAGCGCGCCAACCGAGTCGACCCCTGCAACGAGCTGAGGGAGAAGACCGAGTGGTCGGGCGACCCCAAGCTGTTCGGGTGGCAGCGCTCGGGAGCGGAGTTCATCCGCCGCGGTAAGCAGGTCCTCATCGCCGACGACCCCGGTGCCGGCAAGACCGCGACCACGATCCGCGGTGTCGCCGCTCTAGCCGGGGACGGGCAGCCTGTCTTCCCGATCCTGGTCGTGTGCCCCAACTCGATGAAGAAGACCTGGGAGCGGGAGTTTCAGACCTGGTGGCCCGGGATCGAGTGCTCGATCATCAAGGGCTCGGCCGCCCAGCGTCGCAAGGCGTTCCAGAAGGCAGCCCACGTCTACATCATCAACTGGGAGAGCCTTCGTTCTCACTCACGTCTCGCGCCCTACGGTTCCATCGCGCTGAAGAAGTGCCGGGACCACGGAGGTGAGGACCCCAAGGTCAAGGAGTCCTCGTGCCAGGTGCACGAACGAGAGCTGAACAAGTTCAAGTTCGGCGCGGTCATCGCCGACGAGTGCCACCGCGCCAAGGACCCCAAGAGCCAGCAGACCAGGGCACTCTGGGCAGCCGCCGGTGACGCGCCCGTCCGCATCGCGCTCACCGGTACACCGATCGCCAACGACGTCACCGACCTCTGGTCCATTCTGCACTTCATCGCGCCTACCGAGTGGGCAAGCAAAACCCGCTGGATCGACCGCTTCGTCGACACGATGCTCAACGCCTGGGGCGGACTCATGGTCATCGGGATCAAGGCCCAGATGTACGACGAGTTCTACGCCGGACTGAACCCGCGCATGCGACGCATGAGCGAAGACGTCGTGCTGCGCCACCTCCCGCCCGTGCTGTACGAGGAGCGCGAGTGCGAGATGGGCGCCAAGCAGAAGAAGGCGTACAAGCAGATCCTCGACGACATGGTGGCGGAGCTCGACTCTGGCGTCCTGACCGTCGGCAGCCCGCTGACTCGCACCACGCGGCTGCTCCAGTTCGCGAGCTCCTACGCTGAGATCGAGACCATCGAGGGTACCGACCAGCACGGGTTCCCGACCACGAAGCAGAAGGTCACTCTCACCGACCCGTCATGCAAGATCGACACCTTCATGGACGACATCCCTGACTTCGGTGACCAGCAGGTCGCGGTGATGGCCGTGTCTCGTCAGCTCATCGAGCTCCTCTCGGCTCGTCTCGAGAAGGCCAAGATCCCGCACGGGCTGGTCACCGGGGCGCAGGACGAGGACGAACGTCAGCAGGCAATGGATGACTTCCAGGCCGGCAAGACTCAGTTCATCCTGTTCACCTCGGGTGCCGGTGGAACGGGCATCACGCTCACCGCGGCGCGGTACCTGTGCAGGTTCCAGGTTCCCTACTCCCTGGTGGACTTCAAGCAGTCGATGCGGCGTGTTCGTCGCATCGGGTCGGAGCGTCACCCGAACATCATCGTGCGGGACTACATCACAGAGGGCACCGTCGACACCAAGGTCTTCGAAGCCCTACAGAAGAAGGGCATCTCCTTCGAGGAGGTCGTCCGTGACGAGGAGGCACTGCGACGTTTCCTCAAGGAGAACGAAGAGTGACACCCAACCCACGGCCGGTCATGACTACCGTCTGCTCGGTCTGCAAGGAACCTTGGGACGTGCACCTCGCGATGATCGACGAGGAGTACGACGAGGTAACCGTCGAGCAGTGCATTCAAGCACTGAAGACCAGAAACCGAGGGCCCGCTGGCCCACCAGGACCGGTCGGCGCGATGGGCGCTCCGGGAAGATCGATGAGGGAGAACGACGAATGACTGACGCAGGCACCCGCAACGGCTACGAGGTCGTGACCCACGACGGGTTGATCCACGAGTTCGAGGGGTCGGAGATGTGGGCCGACACCACGGATCGCGGCGAGCTGTTGATCACGCGTGACGCCGAGGGCATCGGAGAGGAGGGCCGGGTGCTCGTCGCGATCTTCGCTCCCGGCTCGTGGAAGTACATCTACGAGTCCGAGACCGACGACGACGAGCTCGAGACCTTCGTGGCGAAGGACACCAAGTGAGCACAGGCATCTACCGTGTCTCCAACTCGGAGATCAGTACGTTCAAGGACTGCCGTCGCAAGTGGTGGCTCAGCTACTATCGCCAGCTCGGCAAGCGCGAACAGAAGTTCTCGGGGCCACTGGCTTTGGGATCCCGTGTCCACAAGGCACTCGAGGACTACTACAACGCTCCCGGGTCGAACCTGCTCGACCACTGGTCTCGGCTGGTTGCCGATGACCGGCTGACCCTGGAGGCTGAGTGGCGGGACACCACTGACTTCGACAACGAGGCCGAGCTCGGGCGCATCATGCTCGAGGGCTTCATCGAGTGGAACGAGAACGAGGGCATCGACTCCGAGCTGGAGGTCGTCTCCAATGAGGAGAGGCTGACCACGACCATGCTTGACGGTCGGGTCGAGCTGATGGCCAAGATCGACCAGCGCGTCCGTCGCAAGACTGACGGTGTGCGTCTGTTCCGCGACTGGAAGACCACCGCCAACTTCACCGACCTCACCAAGAACATCCAGCTCAACGAGCAGTTCCTCACCTACCAGGTCATCGAGGCCGTGAAGGAGGGTGAGGAGAACCGCTGCGAAGGCGCGCTCATCACGATGCTGAAGAAGGTGAAGCGTACCGCCTCGGCTCGCCCACCGTTCTACGACCAGGTCGAGGTGCGCCACAACGTCTTCACGCTGCGGAACTTCTGGACTCGCCTGCACGGTGAGCTCGGAGACATGATGGCGGCCCGCGACGCACTCGACGCCGGTGTGGACCACCAGCTCGTGGTGTACCCGCGGCCCTCTCGGGATTGCAGCTGGAAGTGCGACTTCGCGGTCGTCTGCCCGATGTTCGACGACGGCTCGGCCGTCGAGGCAGCGATCGAGATGGGCTACCAGAAGCGGGAGCCTTACGAGTACTACGGCGATGGCACAACGAGCGTGGTCGCTTGAGATACCGCGTCGGTATCGAGTGTGGTCAACGCTGGTGGCGTCCGCGTAGCTGGCGTCGAACGGGGCACTACAACGACAACCTGCTTCGATTCAGAACGCTTGCGTTCAACAGTGGGATCGCCTTCGGTCCCATCATGATTTTCAGAGATGTCAACAAGAAGAAAGGAGTGACGGAGTGACGGCTATGCGCAGCCTCACCGCACTGCTCTACGGGCCCTCCAAGGCCGGTAAGAGCACCCTCGCGGCGACGGCCCCATATCCACGTCTGATGCTGGACGTGGAGGGAGGAGCACGGTTTCTCCCGATCACGGCCAAGGTGTGGGACCCGATGCGGGAGGAACCTCCCGTGGCGGACGGCACCTGGGACACGTGCGTGGTCCTCGTACGGGACTACGACACCGTGCTCAAGGCGTACCAGTGGCTTCAGCTGGGACGCCATCAGTTCCGGAGTCTGATCATCGACTCCATCTCGGAGCTTCAGGTCAAGTGCATCGACAACATCGCTGGTAGCGAGCAGATGAAGATGCAGCACTGGGGAGAGCTCCTCCGCCACATGGGTGGGCTCCTCCGTGACCTGCGGGACCTGACGATGCACCCGACGAACCCGCTCGAGGCGGTCATCCTGACGGCGATGGCCAAGGAGTCTCAGAGCGGTCAGATGAAGCCGTACCTGCAGGGGCAGCTTGCCACTCAGGCACCGTACTTCTTCGACATCCTCGGGTACATCCGCGTCGAGGAGTGGCCCAACCCGGACCCCACTCAGCCGGCCTACAAGCTCCGGCGGCTCTACATCGAGTCGACGGACTTCGCCGAGGCAGGTGAACGAGTGCAGGGACGCCTGGGCTCAATCGTCGAGCAGAACGAGCTCAGCATCGAGACGATGCTGGACAAGATCTACGGCCCGCGACCGGCTCCTCCGGCCGCGGCAGCAAGCTAACA